TTTTGGCTCCGGCTTTTTTAGCCTTTTCCATTGCTGCCTTAGCAAGATGTTTGGCTTGACTATGCCCACCGTGTTCTGCACCATCACCAGCAGGTTTCTTTTTCTTAGGAGGATCTGGATCAAATGGAGGATCATTTTCGTCATAGTCTTTTTCTGATTCTGTTACTGCTAAAGAGTTCATAAAAGATTCAAAATCATTTATTTCTTTCATCTCATTTTCTATCTCTGTAACTGGATCTTGTACTATTAGGTCGTTAATTAAATCTTCAGCAGTTACTTCTTTTACTGGATTAATATTTTCTCCTACAAGTTTATAGATATAGGGGAATACATTTTTAAGCTCTTCATTGAAACTACGAACAGTTAATCTATCAATCCAGTCATTAACAACATCTTCTGGGATGTCAAACTTTTCTTGTTCAGTAAAACTTTCAGCAAATGATTCATAATATCCACGACTTTGTAGACTATGTATTTCTTTTTTAACTTCCTGTATACGCTCTAATACACGATTGTTGATAGGACCCATCGCTTCACTGACCATTTCATTGCGTTCTACATATCCTTTGAACATACGCAGTTTGTTCAGTTCTTCACTTAGTCCAATGATATGTTGTCCAATGCTATCATAACTTGTGCCACCGTGTGCTACATGCATAGCTAATGCTCTTGCACCGTTCAAATGCTTGTAAGGATATCTAAAACGTTCTCCTTCACTGCTTTCTACAAAGATGCTTTCAATATGCATTGAACGACCTGCTGGTGCGTTATAGTTAACTGGTTTACTATGCTTTACAATTAATTTTGCCTCGCCCATTTCTTGAAAACTGGTTCTCGAGGTCCCCCATAATTTACTTTCACTCATTGCGCCATCTCCGCGATTATTGGCTAGATATAGTTGTTGCCTTTTATCTAAGTTTGATTTTGTTATATCACGAACATTATAGTCCATCATATGACGGCTAGCAAAGTCGCTGAGACTTTCCAAAAATCTAAACCATTGATGCTTAACTAAGCTTGGTTGATTAGCTACTATATCCTGACTATACATGACAACTAATCCATCACTTTCCCCGTCAGGATTATCATCTATGCTAATATTGATATTACCCAAATCTATGTTATTTTTTACATAATTGAATTCGAAAAATCTGGCATCTTTAGGACGGTCAGTAGGATCTTCATCTTTATCTCGTAGTTTTATACTTGGAAACTGAGTTCTAAGTTTACCAAAAAGTTCTAATGCCACATTTTCGAGATTTTTTTCCATAAGTATATTTATCAAAGGGTAGATGAAATGAATATTGGCATAGGTGGTTCGAAATCTTCTTCATCATACCCTTCGTTGGTACTATAGACGTCAAATACTCTATTATCCCAATCTGCCAAAACCTGACTCATACGCACTACTAGTAAACAGGCTGCTACTAAGTCGTCTTGTTCTTCTAACTTACCTTTAAATGTTATTCCACTTGCTATAAAGTTTTTTAGTTCACTTATTAAAGGTTTACTATTAATCCGCATCTTGTTAGATTCTATCAAATATTTTAACCTAGCACAGGCACTAATTTTAGTCTTGTGTGTTGTATTAAATCCTTTACGAAACTTACGAACATGTCCTTTACGAATAGGTTCACTAACAAAAAGCCCAGGAAAGCTTTCTTCCCCTAAGTCTCGTATACAGATAAGACCTGCTTCACCTATATTATTATTTTCAATACTCCAATAGATATTATTAGCGTTATCATCCCCGATACAGTCTAAAATATATTTCAAAATATCTCGCATTATTTTAATTTGTTGACTGATTGGAGTTAAATTGTGTTGCCATTCTCCGACTTGAGTAAAACTAGGTAGTTCAAATATTTCAATAGCAGCATTATTACCGCCTGTTCCAAGACTTGGATCTAGTGCTACTGCATAGATAGAATCTTTGTTAGGTTTTTTATACCAACGTATCTGTCCTACATTAAAAATAGGAGCAGAGCCCTCCATACCAGCAAGATGGATACTGTTGATTAGTGTTTCATCATAGACTAAAAATTCGCAATTATATTCACGCCGGAATCTTTCCTCTCCGATACGCCCTCGTTCTTCTGTTGCCCATGCATCATCTCTATCAGGATGTTCATCCCAGTTACAGGTAAATGGATAAAAACCGTTAACTCCAACTTCTCGTTCGTTACCAAATTCGTCAAATTTTTTGTTTGCCTCTTTCCATATACTGGCAAAGGTATCCTCGTCACTGTTGGGTGTGCTGGTTATTATACACTTACCACCAGTTGCTAATGTGGGGCTTATTGAAGTCCAAAACTCGGCCGCTATATTAGGTGGCACGAAGGCAAACTCATCACAATATAATAAAGAAATACTCATACCACGACCTGTGTTTTCAGTAGTGGTTGTGCTGACTATACGGCTATTGTTATCGAACTCTATACTGCCTTTGTTATAGTTTGTGACACCGCAGCGAATATGGTCAGGACATAATTCATAAGCATATCTAATACGCTGCATGATTTCTTGAGAACCAGTATATTTGTGTGCTGAAATCAATATGGTTTGATCAGGATGAAACATAGCATACCACAATAAATATCCAGCGGCACAGGTAGTTTTACCCATTTGACGAGGTAACAGATTTACGTTGAATCTATGATAATGATAAGCATCTAATAATCTTGTTTGATAATCGAAAGGCTCAAATAACAATTTACCTTTTACAGGATGTTGTATGTAGAAAAAATTATCGCAGAAATAATGATAGCCATTATCAGCACTACAATTTAACAAATCGTTGACTTGTTCTTCTGTATATTTTACCTGTTTGTGTGCCTTTTTAATAAGCACACCATCTAAACTTTTTCCGGCCATAATATTATTTAAAGAAAAAAATAGGCTCTATGAGCCTATTTGAAAGTTTGATAACTTTATTTCATTGAACTATAAAGTTTTTCTAATGTTTCTCTAATTCTTGCTACAGCCATAGGATTATCCCCGGGTTGTGTAGCTGCATACGCCCCGTGTGGACGATGTAGATCGTCGCCTGCCATAGGTAATGGCATATTGGTTTCTTGTGGTTCGTTAGCATACTCGTCTACAGGTTGATCATCACCTATTACCACTGCTTTTTTAGCCATGTCCATACCTGGTTCTTCATGATCGTGATCTGGATGATCCATATTTCCTATCATTTTACCGAGATCGTCTTCTCCACCGTGTTCGCCTTCGATATTCTTAAGAATATCGATTAGATCACGTATGCCTCCAGCACCACTACCACTCATATTAACATTCATGCTCACATTGTCTTGTTGAGGTGGAGATGAACTAGAAGCCATATCAGGACCGCATTCGTTAGCTAAAGAGTCTTCTTTCTTAATGTCTCCGGTCCCTTTTCCGTTTATTTTTATTTCCTCACCTGGAGGTGTATTTTGAACAGCTTGGCCGTAAGCATTGCCCTCATTAGGCTCTTCAACTACAGGCTTATCCAACTCTCTCATTCTGTTATATAATTCTTGAAAATTCATTTTATTTCCTTATTTACTGCTATATGCTTTAAGAGCACTCCGAGCAGGTCCTGGTTTAACCATTTCATTAGCTTTTTCTTTATGAATCTTTTTTGCTAATATTTGGTCGTTTACACCTTTATATTGTTGTGGCTCATTATTCTTACGTGTTTTAGCTAGTTCTTTTAGAAATTTACTGATATGTTTTTCGCCCACTAAATCTTGATGATTCTCTTTAGGGTAATCACACTGTCCAATAAGTGCCTTACCTGATTTGGTTTCTTGATTTTCTTCTACCTGTGCAGCTTCTTCTTCTCGTAGACTACGAACTCTGATATGGCTTGCTGAGATTCCTGTATGCTCCGATATATAACCACTTAGAACTGTACTAGTAGTAGGATATTTTAAATCAACATCAAATACACTTACTTCTAAATTTTTTAAGTCTGCAAAGTCAGGAAGGTGCTCTTGAATAGGCACTGTTTTGCTTTTACTAAACTTAGCACATTCATATTTTTTAAGACAAGTTTCTACTACGTCATCAAAGTTATCAGGCAAATCGCCAGCGACCTTGAGTTTGAAACTATAGATTTTTTCTTCTTGACTTTCCGTTAAGTATTCTTTAAAAGATTTCATACCTTAATCCTATTATATTATTTATTTTAAATTCTTAAGTTTTTCAATTAGGCTGTTACGATCACTGACAATCATACCTGTTCCACTAACATCTATGCTATCGTTGGTAGTTTCTTTGTCTAATTTTTCTTTTTTTATCTGTAATTCAATCATTTTAAGTTTTTTATCTATCTTTGCAGCTTTAGCATCTATAGCATTTTTAAGCATAGTACTAGCTACTTCAAAAACACGCCCGCTATATCGTGCTTCTACATTCATTCCTAAATCCATTAAATCATCAAAAGCATCAGTGGCACGTTGAGCGAGACTATCGAATTCCCCATCGCTCATATCTCCAAGGCCCTTAACTTGTGGTAGTGCAGCAGAGATTTTATCAAACTCGCCTATATCTCTAAGCAAGGGCTGATTAGCCTGTTTTATTTCTTCTCGCTCGGCTTTTTTAATAGTTTTTTTAGTTTCAGGTAAGTTAAGTATTTCTTCAAGTTTTTTCATACAAATACTTATCTATTGGTAAACAAATCATTTTCGGTTAAGATTCGAAATTTGATTCCTTGTCTACCGCACCATTCATAGGCCGCACGCCATTTATATTGATTCTTAGCATATTGAATTTGATTATGCTTACTACGTCCTACATTTTCTTTAAGTGTCTGGCTAGCAGGCTTAACTTCTATAAGCTCTGTATTCATTTTATTATTTTTATCTATATATTGTATAAAGAAATCTGGTACATATATTGTTTGTCGTCCAGTAAAGGGATCTTTGTAGGGAATTTTAATTGCTTCACTAGCCCATTTCATAATATTAGGGTTTGTATCACAAAAACGCATAAAACTCCATTCCCAACTACTTCGATATGTAGGTTGACGATTGCCTACATACTTCTCCGGGTTCATTACATTATATTTTCCCTGTGCATAGTTTCGTGTCATTGACGAATATTTCTACTTTCATAATTTTCTATTATTAAAGGATCTTTAAATCCTAGACTACTAGTTTTTTCTCTATATGAATTAAGGATTTCGGCTACTACATTACTTAATTGTAAATCTGTTAGCCCCTTAAGCGTTTCTAGAATTTTAAAAATATTGATATTTTCAATTCTACTTTGAGTTAAAAGTACAATGGATACACTTTTTGCAGCTAATTCGTCAAACCCACGATTAACAAAATATCCAACTACAGCATCTATCTGTTCTGCTGGAAAAGTAATTTCATGAAGAAAGTATCTATCAAAAAATTTTTTAACTTTTATATCTCTTTGGTTTTCAGGAGTTAAGGGTAAATTTTGTTTGTCAATCATGGTCCACCTGGTTCATTGTTTCCTGAGTAAGGAGTTGTTTTAGTTACATTGGAGTTTTGGTTTGTAGAGATAGGGAATACTGTATTCCCTATACTTCCAGGACCGGCTCTAGCAACAGTTTGTAATCCACGAATAGCTATATTTGTTAATTCTTGTTTTACGCCTGTAGTAGTTAAAGCTTTAGCATTTTGATAAGTGTTTATTGTTTGTATAGCTGTAGTTATAAAATTAGCAGGACTTTCGAAAGCTTTACCAGAAGCAACGTTACCAAATACACTGCTAACACCTGCTAAAACACCACCAGTTCCGAATACGCTTGCAGATCCACCTCCGCTAATTGTAAGTGGACTTGGAACATGATCGTAGTGAGATGATGCAAATCCTGGAGGATTACCTTTCGAAACTGAACCATAATCGTATGTTACTGCCTCATAAGCAACAGTCATAGAATTTTGACTTGGACTTGTATCGGCATAATTCATTGTATCGTGATTGAATGCGGTAATTACTGGATTAATTAATTTTGCCATACTCCAGTATTTTCTAGCCATAAGGTAAATGCTTATATGATTAAAAAATGGTACGGTACTTCCATTATCAAATCCGAAAGGAGAACGTATATGACCTGCACCTAACATAGCAGTTCTATTATAATTCCCATTGATCTTTGCTGCTTCATTGTCTGCAAAATAATAACTATAATAATTTTCCCAGAACATTCTTACTACATTAAAATTATCTTCGTGAAATGTTATAGTCACAGGTTGATAATCTATTTTTACTTGGACAACTTTTCTACGATTATATTGATTTAAAGACTCTGTTTGAATATTAAATTTAGGCATTTCAGCAGTTTTTACTAGCATGTTAAATTCTTCTTGATGCCTGTTATTAAAATTTAAACTTTTTAATGCTTTAAGATTTATACTAAAGCTAACATGATATTGAAATTTAAATTTAGGTGCTAAACGAATATCATCATCATCGAACAATCGTGCAGCATGACGAAAATCACTTACAATACCCTTAGGGTTAGTCAAGGATTTTAGGTAATTATTAATTTTTGATGTCATACTATATTTATCAGCATTATAATATGCGTAGTTTATAAGAGTTTAAAAAAAAGCACCGTTTCCGGTGCTTTTAATTTTAGGATTATTAACCTAGACCAGCTGAACCGGTAGCGAATTCTCCTATTGTACGAGCTACAACTTGTCCAACACCCTGAGCAATTGGGAACTGAGTACAGTTATCCATTTGTATAGTTAAAGCTATTGTAGCTGGAGCACTGTCAGAGTAGGCAAGATTTTGATAATTTGCCTGTTGAATGTAGCAACCGACTATATCCCATGTTTCTAAGACAAATCCGGATCCATCAATACCGTTTTGACCATCAAGTATTTCGACTAGCATTTGAAACTTATAATTACTTGCAGCAGCAGCACTACTTTGTTCTAAAAAGTCAAACTGTTTCTGAAGTTGAGCCCCTACTGCTTTGCTAATGTTTCCATTAGCATCGTCTCGTAGATTTAATGTCATCGGGTTCCATGTGTGTTTTCCTGCATAATTAACTTTACTGTTATAAACTTCTATAACCTGATTAGCAAATTGTACTGTGGGTCTGGTAACATCAATTACCTGTTTTGTTAATTCATTTAAACCATTTCCACCTGTTCCAAACGAAATAAAGCTAACTCTAAAGCGATATTTCAGCTTAGGCATTAGCATACCTTGAGAAGTAGCACTTTGATTAGATGCTAATGGAACTGTGAATTTTGAAAGTGAAGCAATTGCCATTTATATTCTCCTAAATTAGCCTAAGCTCGCAATTTCACCTGTGTTCTTAATACGTAATGGAATGTAGATAAATTCTACAGCCTTTACAGGCTCTATAGCTACATCTAACCATAGCTCATTACGATCAATTCTACTTGGTGTGTTATTAGATTCGTCACAAACAACAATATAATCATATATTGCTCGTTGACTTACAAGTTCTACAAGTAAAGCTTCTGCTGCTGCTTTTAATTGATCTCTTGTAATCTTATCGTTTGGTTCGAAAATATAAGGTTTAGCTAATATACTTAATTGTCTACGTAGGTAGACAATTAATCTGGCTACATTAACGCGGTCAAGAGCACTATTTCCTCTAGCTCTTGTTTTTTGTCCATAGCATACTAAACCAGTTCCTGTAAGGAATGTAATAGGATTAATCTTTTGTTCATACAATGTATCTCTACGACCTGTGTTAAGAGCTACACTTCTAAACTCACCTTCACCTGTTACATATCCAACTGCTGTAGCATTTGTAATACCACCACGACGCACACCTGCTGGAGCAAACCATGGATAAGAAACCTGATCGCTTAGAGCAATTGTTCTTAGCATCATGTGACTTGGTGGAACAACAACGTTGTTACCGAAGTTGTCGCTAGTAAAGCCCCACGGATAATACATAGCTACGTATTCATCAAATGTAGTAGCACCGATATCATTATCTTCTACAGCGACTAATTCGTTACTACTCCATCTTAGTAAGCTAGTAGCATCAGATGGTAGTCTAGCTGGACTATCTCCTACTACAAAACCTGTTAATGCACGATCGTAGTTTAGTGTAACCAATTCGCCTATTAGCTCAGGATACCCTGGGCAAGCTAATAAATTAAACACACGACGCTCTTCGTCTCTAAGATCCTCGTTACTATTAACTGCTGCTTGGAGTGCTGTTACAACAACTTTTCTTTGGGCTTTACGTCCGAAACTACCTGATCCATTATCCTGATTTCCACTGATTGTAACCCAACGATGTGGATAATATGCTCCCATTGGACTGTTGTCACGTGGATTATCTTCTGATGGATTAATATAATCACGCTTGAATTGTTTTACATTAAATCCACTACGACGTAAATTCCATAATAACATTCCTTTTGGATATAACGCAGGGTCCGGAGCATCTGGGTCTAAAAAGTCGCTTACAAGCAAGTCTGTGATACTACTTGCTTCTGCTCCTGCGTTTGATCCTACATCTGTCCAACGAACATCAGCAAATAATACACCTTCTTCTGTTGTTTGATCACTGGTATCACGCTTGACCCAACGCTTCACAACTGGAACATTTGTTAAGTTAGCATTATAGACATAAATTTGTGGAAAGTTTTCTAGATCACTAGTATCGACCCAAATGTCACCGTTAACTAATGATGTTACACCGTCACCTTGGGTTTCAGGTGCGCTTGCAGCCACAATCGGACCATTAACACCTGAGTAAACATTTTTGTAACCTTTCCAAGTTGTTCCATTATGTACCATGATGTCTACTTCATCAATAATACTACTGTACCAAATCTGTCCATCATCAGGGATACGCTCAGGAGCTGTTCCAGAAGCAGCATATGCTAGTGGTTCCCAATTACTCGCAATAAATTCATTTGTAGCATCTGGAGCATCGTGCAAGAAACGAGTTTTTCCTGAATTAATTGCACCTGGTTCATAATCAAACACTGCAAAAATTAAAGGTAAAGGACTGGTTCCTGAACCGTTATCAAAACGCATTTCACCACCATTTAGATGCTTAATTACTAAACGATTTTGTGAATCTACTTCTGCTTGAACAAATTGAAATGCTGCATTATTAATTGCCGCCGCCAAAGTGTCTGCATCGAGTGGAGCTTCTGTTGAATCGTCACCTACTGTTGTAGCTGCTGTAAATGTAATTGTTTTAATGGTATCTAATGTTCCATCTAATAAACTTTCACGCATTTGAAAACTATATGATGTTCCGTCTGTGAAAGTATTTGCTAGAATAGGATTACTAGTTATAACTGTTTCTCCAACAGTTCCACGTTTCCATATTTTAAAATTTACAATTGCAGGACTGGCTTCAGTATGATTTGTTTGAGCATATAGTGCTCCGGTTAATAAGTTCTTTCCGCCTCCAGTAGGATCTAAACCATAAATTGCCGAATGTCCACTACTATATACTGGGCATCCTACACGTTCCCATGCTAAAGTACCGCTATTAAAACGTTGGACATAGATATTAGCACCATTATTAGGTGTGGTAGTTTTTATCCATACACTGCCGGATGGTTTTGGAGTGGCGTCACTTGACTTCCATTCTGGAACCTGAGTATGAGGACTAACTTGTAATGCTAGACCTCCTGTTGCCCAGCTTGTTGAACCTACAGGCACCCATCCAGTCCCTGATTTTTTATAGTATAAACCATGTTCATAAACATCACCGTGAACAGTTGTTAATGTTGAAGTTGCTGGATCCGTATCTACAGAAACTATTGCATAGTCTCCGAATGAACCTACTGCTGCTTTTGGAGCACCTGTAGTGATATCAACTTTACTTACTTCTGTAATAACTATCGGTGTTTTGCTTACAAATTTTTGTCCTCCTGCTGTAATAGCAGAAGCATCCCATTCAAATACTCCAAATTTTGTAATACCTGTATGGAACCAATGTGTACCTCCTATTGGAGTACTAGCTGGTTCTGTAGCAGAGGGCTGTAATTGATTTAAATCAATATCTGCTCTTACTACATAAGCTCTATTACTTACTCCTAAAAAGCTATAGGCTGCTTGTAATCCATATTCATTTAACTCGCCAGCATGAACTGGATTTCCACTGATATCTGTCTGAAATACTGGATCTCCAAAATAATCAGCAAGGTCACGTTGACTGGTTAATAGATAAATTTGTCCGGCATTAGCTTTTAGAGTTCCTAGTGCTAAACCTGATCCGGACCCGTTAGTTTTGTTCTCAGCCGAGGCAACCACAATTAAAGGAACTGTGCCAGGTTCGGCTGGTGTATAAAATGACTCGTCAATAACTTTGACTTCTACGCCTGGTGAACTTAATGCCATCTTGGATTCTCCTAAGGTTTCTGTTCTAATATTATTTATTGTATTCCTGCAAAAATAATCAGTTATAACCTTAGGAAAAGGTATAAAAAAGGGCAACTAAATAGTAAATTATGCGTCCGTTATGTTTGTGTAAACTAAGACCTGCCGCCATTAATTATAAAAAAAATGGTAAAATTTATTATAGAAAAAAATGTGAAACATGCTTACGCTATGGAGGCGTAAGCAAAGGAGATCCGAAATGGTACCAAGAAGGATACAGAATAAAATTAATCTGTGATAAATGCGGTTATAAAAGTAAACATAAAGAACAATTTAATGTTTATCATATAGACGGAAACTTAAACAATAACCGGTTCGCTAATTTAAAGACAGTATGTGCGAATTGTCAACGTGTTCTGCATATTGAGCATCATATTTGGAGGCGAGGTGATCCTCAACCAGATTTTTAAGTTGACCAAACAAATGGTCCATGCTGCCGTTATTATCTATAATATAGTCTATGTCTCCGCCGACCCAGCTTGTTTCACTTGAGTGGATATTTAATTCTGACATTCGTTGTTTACTAATTGCCCAACTCATGTTGGTAGGGCCTTTATTCATGTTAACAGCATCATCATACCAGTCAGGATCTGGACCACGACGAACTCTTACTACTAGACCTTTGGCATTGTGTATAGCTTGAATTTCGTTAGGAAATCTTACATCACTGATAACAATGTTATCTTTAGTTTTTCTCAGTTTATTTTCTAGACTAGCAATCCAGATATCATCGTGAAAACCTTGACGACATACTTCAGTGCCCCAATATTGTAAAACCCAACGTGGAGTAATTTGTCTGTCTAACCGATTTGACCACCAAAAATCTACTTGATCACGCCAAGCACGACTTTCTGCTGTTCGTCCTTCTAATAAGGTTCTATCCCAGCCAAACACTGCTGCTACAGCATCTTTTAAGGTATTGGCGAAACTGTCCCGCCTGAATTCATGAAAATTAACAAGGTAGTCTGCTGCGGTATCTTTACCAGATCCTATAAATCCAACGAAGCCAATGATCATAGTATCTCCTTAGTGATACTATATTTTATATAATTTATTCTACATTGTCAAGAATTATACACCATATTTGTTAGGTTTTGGCTTGGCTACTATACTCTGTTTATTTACTGATTTTAATTCTTGACTTGGACCTTTTCCAACTATAGTTTTTCCTTTAATGCCTTGGTTTTTCTGTGCTTGGTTAACTATATCTTCTTCACCTTTACTGTACATCCAAACAGCAGGAACATCTTTAGCCGGCCCTTCTTTAGCTATTGGTTTATCAGGAGCTCCTGCCATGGCTATACCAAATCGATACATTCCATAATATTGATCTATATCTCCGTACTGTTTAGCATGAGATCCAGATTGTTTGATATTTTTACCTAGTTTTTTTTCTGCTTTTTCAATTAATATATCTCTAACTTTCATAAGTTAACCTATCACAAAAGTATATCCTGTACCACCAGGTATCAAATCAAATAATTCTTTTTCAAGCCTCTCAATATCAGCTAATCCTTGTGTTTTAAGATCACCTCCGTTAAGTTGACTACCTCCTTGGGGTCCAGCAATAGTAGCAAATTTGCTTCTTGCTTCTCCAAGTATAATTTTACAGTTAGCGAGAGTATAATCTAAAATCCATTGGCGTGCATATAGATCGTTTAAAAGGACAAAATCAGGCCTAAAATTCTGTACTCTAAGCATTAGTGTTTCACCCTCTGTGAATGGACGCTGTAAAACTCTAAAAGTTCTGCTATATTGAATCCATTGAAATTCAATATAACTTCCAAAGATTTTACCTATCATTTCTTGGTAACTAGCAAACATATAGTAAGTTGCTATGCCGCCCAACATTGTACTGTTTAAAAGATAAGTGTTAGTATAAGCTAGGTTAAATGGTTCGAAATTAGTGCCTGTTCCACCACCAGTTCTGCTTCCTAATGTTCTACGAAAACAACTTTGTACATTGATAATTTCATCGCTAAGTTTATAATCATTTTTATCTTTTTCTAAAGTCAAAAAGCAATAACTTTCTTCTACACTATTACTACTGCGTTGTCTAAATTTAGCTAGGGTACGATTAAGTGCTGTTTCATAATGTGTAGGGTCTAGTTCGACATCGATCATACCGTCGCCTAGCATTGTTCTGCAATAATCGTAAACTTTTTGACGTTCTTCTTGCGGATTATCGTTCATACATTTCTCCATTAATATTTACCATAAATATATTACTATGCCACGTTTATCATTATACCGTCCTGAAAAGGGTAACGATTACAAATTTTTAGACAGAAACATTAGTGAAATGTTTCAAATAGGTGGAACCGATTTATACTTTCACAAGTATATTGGCCCCCTCAACACTCCAGAAGGTGAATCTACTCCTGAAAGACCTCACTATGCCAGTCAAAGTGAAACCAACATACAGGATTTACTTTTTTTAGAAAATCGAGATAGAAAGTATGATTCTAGTATATATACATTACGTGGAATTTATAATGTAGCAGATATAGATTTTAATTTAAGTCAGTTTGGATTATGGTTAGATAATGATACTTTAACCTTAACTGTTCACATTAACGATACAGTAAAATTAATAGGACGTAAACCTTTAAGTGGTGATGTAATTGAGTTACCACATCTACGTGATGAATTTGCTTTAAACAATTTTGATACTGCTCTTCCTAGATTCTATGTCATTGAAGATGTAGGGCGTGCTAGCGAAGGATTTAGTAGAACTTGGTATCCTCATTTATATCGTTTAAAATTAAAAAAAATCACAGACAGTCAACAATATGCTGACATACTAAAAATTCCTACAGATAAAGATGCTAATTTTGTTGGAGATTATAGCGAAACAACTACATATCAACCTGGGGAGATAGTTAGATTTCAAGGAGGGTTGTATACTGTATTATCTATAGTTACTGGAACCGAACCACCGGATACAACATATTATATGCCCTATGTAGAAACCACCATTAGAGATATTTTGAGTACTCAAAATAAAGCATTAGAAATCAATGATGCTATAATTTCAGAAGCAGAAGAAAACACTCCAAAAAGTGGCTATGAAACTAGACAATTTTTTACATTAGCTGCTAATGAAGAAGGAAAGCCTGCTTTAATTACAGCTGATGATACTTTACCGCCTCCTGATGCAAGTTCTACAACTATGGATGCTAGTAGAATAATGGAGCGTCCTATTAGAACTGGCTATGCAGGATATATGTTAGGAGATGGCGTACCAGATAATGGAGTACAATTTGGGTTTGGCGGCAGCTTTCCTCAAAGTGCCGTAGAAGGAGATTATTTCTTACGTACTGACTATGTGCCTAATAGACTATTTCGTTATACCGGAAAACGTTGGATAAAACGTGAAGATAATGTACGACATACATTAACAAATACTGATACTAGAAAAACTCGTAAAACTAGCTTTATTAATAATACAAATGTTGATAATATAGGCGGTACAAATATTGAAGAACGTCAACCAATTAGTAAGGCTCTTAAACCTAAGGCAGATTTATAATGCAATTTTTTTATGATGGTCAAATAAGACGTTACCTTACTCAAATAATAAGGTTATTAAGTAATTTTGTTGTTAGGCATGGTGACGGAACTCTAGTTAGGATTCCGGTAATGTACGGGGATCCTGATAAGCAAGCTGCGAATATAATAAATCAAAATAGTGAAAACACTATTCCTAGTGTTCCTAGAATAGCAGTATATATAACTGAATATGATTTAAATCGTAATAGAATTCAAGAACCAACTTTTATAAGTAAAATTCATCTAAGAGAAAGAGCTATAGAGGTAGATGATGATGGAAATGAATATTATACTAGTGCTCAAGGTAGACAAGTAACAGTTGAACGTATGATGCCTACTCCTTTTGATCTCACAGTTAAAGTAGATATTTGGAGCTCTAATACAGAACAAAAGTTACAAATTTTAGAACAAATATTAGTTTTATTTAATCCTAGTTTAGAAATTCAAACCACAGACAATTTTATAGATTGGACCAGTTTAAGTGTAGTAGAACTAGAAGATGTTAATTTTAGTAGTAGGTCTATACCTACAGGAACAAATAGTTCAATAGATATAGCCAGCATTACTTTAAAAACGCCTACATGGTTAAGTCCACCCGTAAAAGTTAAAAAGCTGGGTGTAGTAACTAGTGTTATTAGTAATTTATATACAGGAATAGATCCAGGAATTGGAGATTATCTTGAGGGATTTGGTATAGATCCTGCTGCCTATGAAAGAAGTCCTGTAAATTTTGAATTTACTCAATACAATACTGTAGGAAATTTTGAAATAGAAGTTACTAATAATACTGTACGTATGTTTGGAGTAGAAAAAGGCGAAGACGACAACTTACCGTGGGATCAACTTCTTATGCAATTTCCCGGAACTTTTCGTAATGGGTTGAGTAAATTATTTTTATTACAAAAAGATCAGTCTGTAATTGTAGGAACTCTAAGTCGTAATCCGTTAGATCCTACTTTATTAAGTGTTACTTGGGATATAGATAGTTATCATAGTAATAATTACATAGATGAAAACGGAAATATAGAAAACATTGATACAGATTATGATCCTAATACTGGTAGAGGAACATTTGATGCAGTAATTAATCCACAAACATTTAATCCTAAAAGACCAAATGGCGAACCTATAGATCAACCGATTGCTGTAGGAGTAAGATACCTTTTAGTAGAAAATTGCGGAGGAGGTCTACGAGAAACATTTTTAATGCCTCGAGCATCTAAGTACATCAATACCGGAGAAATTTTTTCCAATATAAACCATAGTCAACTAGTAATAAATGGCATAGTTGTTTCTCATATTATTCAAAATTCTAATGGTAAGTGTCAAATAAAAACTAACACAACAATTACAAAAAATAGTATTGTTACTTATGTTTTAAATTATAACGAGGATGGTCCGGACGCTTGGAAAAATTTAGATGGATCTGATACTATAGCTTTCACCAATGATATCATTATGTGGAGTGGCACAGAATGGAAAATAATATTCGATGCTCAAACAAGAGTAGATGATTTGATCTATCAGACTAATTATTTTACAGGGACTCAATACAAATGGAATGGAATTAATTGGGTTAAAAGTTTCGAGGGCGATTATGGTAGAGGAAGTTGGAGAATACAGCTCTAATAAAGAAATTAGATGTTCAGGAGCAATGATTTGCTCTAAAAAAACAAAACGTGTAATACTTTTACAAAAAGCCAATGGTAAACATAACGGATTTTGGGGACTAGTTGGTGGTACAAACATTGGTGTTGAAACAGTTTGGCAGGGGTTATGTAGAGAAATAGAAGAGGAAGTAGGATTTTTACCTGAATTTTTAAAAATTATTCCTTTAGAAAAATTTGTAAGTAACGATCACTTATTTCACTTTAATACATTTTTTTGTATTGTTGAAGAAGAGTTTATTCCTAGCTTAAGTAAGGAACATAAAGCATGGGGATGGTTTAATTTGAAATCTCTACCTAAGCCTATTCATAAAGCGTTAGACTTAAGTCTTAGGAATAAATTTTTAGAAAATAAAATTAGTACAATAATTGAACTCATCGAGATAATGTAATGCTTAGTTTAGAACATAGTGAAGATTTTAAAAAAGATTTTATGAAATTTAAAACAGAAATTGATAACTTAGATGATTTATTTCTTAAAGAAAAGTTAACAAATTTACTTAACTCCTTATTAGAATCAGTAAGGAAAATTGATGAACTTCATAAGGAATCTATATTCGATAAGGCTCCTCTTTCAAGTAAAGTAATTAGAGAAACGATTATTAAGATTAGATCTGAATTAGTAGAGCAGCTATTAATGGCCCAGTCCAGGTATAATTAATTCTGTGCTACCTTCTCTGTTTCCTAACCACCCTATAGGAAAAGTATTAAAACTTAAACTAATTCTTGCATGTTCATGTTGAACAAGATCTACTTCATGGAATAAAGAAGAAGGAAAAATTAACAATTCTCCAGTTTTTACAGGGACCCACCATGTCATAGAGTTATAGATATTCCATTCATTAGGAGTAACTAAAATGTCTCGTAAACCTTGATAATTGTGAAAAAAGATTCTATCTTCGCCTTCAACTGCGTTGATATAAAATACACCGCTATATAAAGAATTCCAATGTTTATGTTGATGATGAGACTGTCCTTTTTTAGTTATATTGATCCAACTTTGAGTAATTTCTAAATGAACTTCGTTCTTTGGATTTATAATTGATTGAAAATATTCATCTAAACTTTTTTTAAAAAAATTATTTAAACTTTGTAAAGCTGAATTTTTTAGAATATAATTGTCTGTTGTAAAAAAATTGGTTCGATTCTCTTTAAATTGAGCCTGATTCATTACAAAATCAAGCTCAAATGTTGTTAATGGTCTATCTAATATAAATTTACCTAGAGGTATAGGGAATAAGTTTAAAATTTCCATCCATTATTTACGCTTGTGCTTCACCCCATCGTAAATTTATACTGGCATTATATCCTGTACCACCTGTCAAGTAAGCATTTATTGCTAATACATCAGGGCCGTTTGGAAAAGTACCACGTCCACCTATAGTAGTATTTGTCAACTCGTTCAATTTGGAAAGATCTAATGAGCTGGATGCACCGGGAGCAGCAATTAATGAAAAAATTGTTTGTCCCGGAAGTGCAGCACTAGCAGCAGTAAAGGTTATACTTGTACCTATGTTCACGTTCCCAGTAAGAGCTTGACTTATTAGAATCCTTGTTACACCTACAAATGGAGCATTATCTGTTTTAGACTGTACAAGTGATCCTCCTGCAATATTATTGCCACTAACTGTTTGTCCAACTACTACTCCGCTCACGGTGTTGGTTGAAAAATATAAATCAATTTGTCCTCTTTGTCTATTAAAATTTGTAGTTGCTGCTGTTATAACAGTGGTTCCTGTGGTCCATG